ATGAAGAGAGCACTGGTCATCTTTGACAAGCTTATCAAGGAGCAAGGACTAAACGCTATCTTTGTTGCCAACGTACACGATGAGTGGCAATTAGAGGTTGACAAGGACCATGGAGATGTGGTAGGTAAGCTCGGAGTTGATGCCATCAAGAGAGCAGGTGACTACTACAAACTGCGTTGTCCTCTTGACGGTGAATACAAAGTTGGAACCAGCTGGGCAGAGACCCACTAGAAAGGAGGTACAAGTGGACGTTTACATGCACACAGGACTAGCCTTGGCGGTTATCATAGTGGCTTTCCTAATTGGTTACTATGTGTCTATGGCTCAACACGTAGAGAAAGGAGTTACGTTTACCCTTGACAAGCTTGAGAAAGAAAACTTAATCAGGGTCAACGACACAGCTGAAGGCAAGAAGATACTATCAATCTCTGAGGTGCACGGTGAACTCATGGACGAGAACACAATCCTGAAAGATAACGTGTACCAGCTGGAGAAACAGTTGAACACCTCCAGAAAAAAACTTGTTGACAAACTTGTTTAAGTCTGTTATACACCACTCACACTAACAAACAGAAAGGAGAACTATTTCATGGGTATTATTCAGGGCAAAGCGTATTGGGCAAAGGTTGATCCCAACAATCCCTCTCAAATCTACAACACCACTGGCCCCTACGACAAGCAGTGGTCGATGGATGTCACACTGGACGAGGCAGCAGGTGCCGTTCTTCAAGCCTTCGACATGGACGCAAGCATTCGCGACGGTAGTGAAGAAGCCGTGGCGGCTGGCAAAGGTCGGATGCTCAACGGTAAACCCACCCTTGTCTACAACAAAGGTCATATCTGTGATGACTTCTACTTTACTTTCAAGTCGAGGGCTTTCGACAAGATGAACAACCCCAAGCGTCCACCGTCGATTGTCGATGCAGATCGTAACGACATCACGGGTACGCTTATCGGTAACGGTTCGCTTGTCAATGTAAAGTTCAACGAGTGGCAGAACCCTGCGTCTGGTAAGACTGTCCTGTATCTCAACGGGCTACAGGTGATACAACTTATTCCGTATGAGAAAGACGGTGGGTTTGAAGTTATCGAAGGTGGGTTCAAAGGTCAACCCCGTAACACCTCCACGGTGACTGTTGAAGAAGATTTTGAATCGGTAAGTCTCTAGGAAAGGAGAAACTCTATGGCTAAATCAACTGCACAATCCCGTGTACTTCGCGCACTCAAGAGTGGCTACCGTGTCACTCGCAAGACCAGCATTGAGCGTGGCTGGGCTGAGAATTTAACGGCGGCTATCTCAGCTTTACGAAAGAAAGGTTATGAGATTCTTTCGGTTCGCGTTCCAATGCCTGATGGTGGAGTCTACACTCGTTATAAGTTAGTAGGCTAAACCATGACTAAGAGCAAGATTAGTTCTCTTCTGCAGGATATTGAGGAGAGACTAGAAGAAGGTGGGGCTGTGGACGAGTCTAATCTTGCTCTCTTTCTGGAGGAGATGGGGGAGATCATGGAGCGTTTCTTCTCCGAGGGTAACTCCTACAGTACAAAAGGAAGAATGAGACTTTCAGCAGTGGGTAGAGAAGATCGTAAGCTTTGGTATGAATATCAAGGGTACGACAGACCAAACTTAACGACATCAAACAGAATGCGATTTGTCTTTGGTCACATACTGGAAGCTCTCATTCTCCTTCTTGTCAGAGAAGCAGGACACAGTGTAGAGGATTGTCAAAAGAAAGTCACAGTCAATGGAGTTGATGGTCATATTGATTGCGTTATCGATGGAGAACTGGTTGATGTTAAGTCTGCTTCTCCGTATGGGTTTAAGAAGTTTAAGGACGGATCAATAACAAAAGGCCAAGACCCCTTTGGTTATATGTATCAGCTAGGTTCTTATGCCAACGCACTGGGCAAAGACAGAGGTTACTTTCTCTCTGTTGACAAGAGCAGTGGTGAACTGAACTTGCTCAATGTAAATCTACAAAAGGTAGACGCACCAAACCGTATTGACTTTCTGAAGGATACACTGGTAAAAGATATACCACCGGACAGATGTTACAAAACTGTGGAGGACGCTTCTGGTAATCACAAGCTACCTTCTGGGTGTAAGTTCTGTGACTTCAAAGTGGAGTGTTGGAAAGATGCAAACAACGGAGTGGGTCTAAGAAGATTTAACTATGCCAATGGACCAGAGTTCTTTACGCATGTGGAGAAGATGCCAAGAGTGGAGGAGGATTTTCTGTGAGCACAGTGGTGGACATAACTGAGGATGAGCTTGATCACTGCAAGCAATTGGGTATCAAGCGTCACATGGCAAAGCATCCATCCTTCAGAGACAAGAGCGTTGTACCTACCAAGCAGCTGTACACTGGTGAGTCGCATGTGCTAGGAATTCTAGGTGAGTACGCATATCACAAGATCACAGGCTCCAAGATTGATGAATGTATCTACGAAAGAGGAGATGCGGGTTACGACTTTGAGGAGAACGGATCAAAGGTTGAGGTCAAGGTCAGCACCTTTGGTCCCTCTGGTACAGAGTTGAAGATACCTAAGAAAGAATACGAAGAAAGAAAACCAGATGAGTATGTCCTTGTTTATATTAACAAGAACAATCTCAAAGATGTCACCGTGCTAGGAAAGATTAGCAGGAAAAACTTTGACAAGAAGAAACGTGAGAAACAATATGGACCAAGGTACCCTGTTAATTATATCGTAGGCGCGGAGGACCTCGATGCACTGGACGTTTAAAGACGACAAGACCAGAGTACCACAACCTGATGAGTACTTTGGTTTTGTATATGTTATCACCAATAAGCTTACCACCAAGCAGTACATTGGGTGTAAGCAATATTGGCAGATGCGTAAGCGTAAGAAGCACAAGCCATCCAACTGGCGTGTCTATACCTCGTCATCAAAAGATTTGAACGAGGACATTGACAAGCTAGGCAAGAGACGGTTTAAGTTTGAGATCATACAAGAATATAAAACAAAGAGAGGGCTACACTACTACGAACAATTCTATCAGATGAAGCACCATGTTCTCACCGCTGTTATCGAAGGATCAGATGAGCCAGCCTACTATAACAAGAACATAGGTGGGGTCAGGTTTTATGTTCCTGTTGAAAGGTTTGAAGACCCTGAGTGGATAAAAGAAAGATATCATAAACCTGAATACAAAGAGAGGATAAAAGAAAAATATCGTAACCCTGAATACAAAGAGAGACACAGTGAAGCAGTATCTAAAGGAATGTGTAAACATCTTTACAAGATTACTTTTGAAACTGGTGAAGAAATAATCATTAATAACATTAACAAGTGGGCAAGAGAAAACAATTATGACCAATCAAATTTTTTTAAGATGCTAATTAAAAAACGGAAAAGACACAAAGACATAGTAAAAGTAGAAAGACTGAGTGATGAAGAGAAGGAGTAGTGACGCTGTATTACAGACATTGGAAGAGGGTGTGCACGATCATCACACACCTGAGAAAGTTCTGTGGCTCTGTGTCATCCTACAACAGTTACTAGATGCCACCAAGCCTGTCAAAGAATATGATAACACAGAGGTAAAGTTAGTCAGGGATCAGGCAGAGGCGTGGATATTCTCATCTATAGGTGTAACAGCAGAGGACAGAGACACGGTATGTCACCTTGCAGGTATAGACCCGGATGCTTTCAAGTCTTTTGCCAAGCAGGTTATCAAAACCAAAGAGAAGACCTTTATCCGAAAGAGGATCAATGCGATACTTCATGAAGATAATAGTTAGTCTAACAGAGAGAAAGGATCAATTAATGAAGAAAGCTATCGACAAACAGGTTGGAGGTGACCACTATAAAACCTGTAAAATTCAACCAGTTGAGTACATAGAATGTAATCAGCTTGGTTTCCTAATGGGTAATGTAGTAAAATACGTGACTAGGTATGCGGTCAAATCAAATGTTCAAGACCTTGAAAAAGCCAAACACTACATAGAACTTCAGATGCAACTCCTAGACGAGGGCAAGCTATGAGAGATTATCTAGGAGACAAGAGAGCATCAGAGATTCTGTGTAGAAGACTTCGTAAACAATATCATGACATGGGTCTTACAGATGTCAGGGTATGGGCAGAACCATTTGAGATTTCAGCTACGAAAATGTGGGCTATTCGGTCTGACTTGACCAAGAAACATCCCGAACTTTTTGAATTTTAATGTCGATGCCACTACTTGAAATACGTGGCGACGAACTTATATTTGACGGTGAGAAGCTGGCAGATATAAGCTCTGTCGCTGATGAATACACAATTAAACAGTTTGAGTACTGGTTAGAATTTGTAACAGAGGAGATTGTTGATGACAATTACGAATGGTGAAGTTACCCTGCCAACCAACTACCAGTCATTTATTCATATGTCCCGGTACTCACGTTGGTTAGAAGACGAGCAGCGAAGAGAGACATGGGAAGAGACAGTCGATAGGTATCTGTCCTTTATGGCACAGCACCTTGGCGACAACTACAGCTATGATCTCTTTGGCAAAGAGCTAGAAGAGCTAAGAGATGCAATGCTCACGCTCAAGGTTCTTGGTTCTATGCGAGCACTGATGACAGCTGGTCCTGCGCTAAAGCGTGAGAACGTGGCAGGGTACAACTGTTCCTATCTTCCTGTTGATTCACCCCGGTCCTTTGACGAATGCCTGTACATTCTGATGAACGGAACAGGTGTAGGCTTCTCTGTTGAACGTCAGTACATCAACAACCTGCCCACCATACCTGATCAAGAGTTTGAGAACACAGACGACATGATCTCTGTAGCTGACTCCAAAGAGGGTTGGGCCAGAGGTCTGCGTGATCTTATCTCTCTTCTGTACACCAACCGTATACCCAAGATTGACACCAGCAAAGTACGTCCAGCTGGTGAGCGATTGAAAGTGTTTGGTGGTAGAGCTTCTGGTCCTGCACCTCTGGAAGAACTGTTTGACTTCACCATACAGACGTTTAAGAAAGCCAAGGGTAGAAAGCTTACATCTATTGAGTGCCATGATATCATGTGTAAGATTGGACAGGTGGTAGTTGTAGGTGGCGTCAGAAGGTCTGCCCTGATCTCGCTTTCTAACTTGACTGATGAGCGTATGCGTATGGCTAAGAGTGGTGAGTGGTGGGTAGACAACCAACAACGTGCACTCTCCAACAACTCTGTCTGCTACACAGAAAAACCTGACATGGGTATCTTTATGAAAGAATGGCTTTCCCTGTATGAGAGCAAAAGTGGAGAGCGTGGCATTTTCAACCGTGTATCTGCACAGGAGAAAGCATCGTCCAATGGTAGGCGTGATAGCGACGTAGACTTTGGCACCAACCCTTGCTGTGAAATTATCTTACGTCCTTATCAGTTCTGTAATCTGTCAGAAGTTATCTGTAGAGCAGAGGATACCGTGGCTACACTGAAGGAAAAGATTAGACTGGCCACCATCCTAGGTACATTTCAGTCTACCCTGACAGACTTTGGCTACCTGCGTAAGCGTTGGAAAGATACCACAGAGGAGGAGCGTCTGCTCGGTGTGTCACTGACAGGTATCATGGACTGCCCCGCTGTGTACAATGCCAAGCCAGAGACACTACAAGAACTGAGGAACATGGCTGTAAAGACCAACAAGAAGCTGGCAGAGAAGCTAGGCATCAAGCAGAGCGCAGCTGTCACCTGTGTCAAACCTTCTGGTACTGTGTCTCAGCTTGTTGACGCAGCATCTGGTATTCATGCAAGACACAACCCGTTCTATGTCAGGACAGTCAGAGGTGATAACAAAGACCCACTGACCATGTTCCTCAAAGACAAAGGTGTACCAGCAGAGCCAGACTTCACTGCACCTGACAGTGTAACCGTCTTCTCTTTCCCCATGAAAAGCCCAGAGGGTGCTGTGTGTAGGTATGACATGAGCGCCATTGAGCAGCTGGAACTGTGGCTCAAAATAGCTGACAACTACTGTGAACACAAGCCATCTGTTACTATCTCTGTCAAAGAACATGAGTGGTTGGCTGTGGGGTCATGGTGCTGGGAACACTTTGAGTCTCTCTCTGGTATATCTTTTCTCCCGTTCTCTGATCACTCCTACAAGCAAGCACCGTATCAGGACATTGAGAAAGATATTTATGGTGACATGGTAAAGAAGATGCCACCTATCATTGACTGGACAGAGCTACAGGGATATGAAAGAGGTGACACAACCAGCGGATCGCAGGAACTAGCGTGCACTGGTGGTGTATGTGAAGTAGTAGACATAGGAGCATAGATATGACATCATATGTAGTTGAGATGCAAGAAGACATGGCGCAGTCACTGACCTGCACGTTTCTAAAACAGATCAAAAAGGATACCGCTGATGGAGGTGTAATGGAAGCGTGTGATATTATTCTTACTTATTTAAACCCAATCAAAGA